ACTACAACCCAAGTGAGTCAAGCTCATGGCTGTATGAACTACCAACAGATGAGAGCATACTGATTAAGTCTACCTATAGAGATAACCCATTCCTACCCAAGAGTATCAAGGCACAGATTGAGGACTTAAAGAGAACGGATGAGGCACTATATCAAATCTATGCCCTAGGTGAGAAAGCAATCAGCAAGAGTAATATCTACTCTAATTGGACATTCATGAGCCATAGGCCGGCAAGGTTTGTGAACTATGTGTATGGCCTTGACTTCGGATACAATCACCCCACTGCATTGATGAGAGTATATTGGTGTGATGCTGACATCTACATTGAGCCTGTGATATATGAAAGCTACCTGACTACACCAATGCTCATAGACAAGATGCAAGCTGCCAACATTGAAAAGACAGTGACCATAGTAGCAGACTATGCAAGGCCTGAGATAATAGCTGAGCTGAACAATGCAGGGTATGATGTACAGAATGCTAACAAGGTAGTCAAGAAAGGGATAGATAACATCAAGACCTTTGGTGTGTTCTGCCAGGATGACAAGGCACTCAAGAAAGAGTATGAGAATTACAAGTGGAAGAAGATAGGTGACATGATCACTGATGAGCCGGTCAAGATGTTTGATGATGCAATGGATGCTATCCGGTATGCCACTACTCACATCAGACAGGAGTACTATACGGATGATAGCTACCTGGCGTTTTAGAAACACATTTGTACAGTAGACTAATATAGGTATGGCAATGACTGTTAAGGCTTCACCACAGAAGTTAACCCCTGCATACAACCCTATCAAGTTCATCTATGATAGCACCAACAAAAACCTACCAGGCTTTAAGTATATCTTTCAAGTCTTTGAGGGTGGTACAGCTAATCAGATAGCAGAGTACAGGGTACTACCTGTATACTCTACAGGGTATGGATTGATTGACCTGAGCAGACTACTTCAGTCACAAGTTAGCTATGACTTTGAGCCAACCAATACTACTGTATATGATGCAACCAACAGTCACTATAAGTATGATGTCAAGATTGGTGAGGAGTACTTGACTACTACCACATTCACATCTGCCATGACTCAGTATGTCACTGCTCCCTATGCCGGTACAGTACAGCTGAATGGTGCCAATACATTTGCAGTAGGTGATCAGATAGTGGTAACACAAACAGGAGCAGGGGTAGCTAATGCTAACCTTGATGGACTATACACTGTGCTTGTGGCTACACCCACATACATTGTCATCAACTTCCTATGGTCATCAATCACTAATGCAGGTAAGGATGTAGAGGTAACCTATGCAGATGGTAGAAAGACTACCACCTATGCGATAGTGTCAGCTCTCAACTACTATGTGTTCAATGGTGCCATGCCTTGGGTAGACTTCCCAACATGGGATATGAATGAGTACTATCTTACCAATATCACTGATAAGTTTTTGACTACATGCCCTGATACATTCTACTGCACATTGTCTGAGGACTTGTGGATGAATGCAGTGTATGGTGGTCCAGGTCCAGGTACTCACAAGATTATATTCAAGAATGATGCAGGTGAGATATTTGAGAAGTCAGTATTAGCCACTGATCATGTTACCGGTAATGCAGTAGGACCTAACAACCATGGAGTACTGACACCAATAGTAGGAGTGTTACCATTGATTAAGCCAACCACTGAAAGCTACACCTACTACTATGAGCACAATGGTAACCAGGTTACTCAACCATACACTGTGATGATTGACAGAAGAGTTAGGATGGAAGAGATCACTATAGCATTCCTTGATAGGTTTGGCTCATGGGGTAGCTTTGCGTTCACCGGTAGGATATATGAGAGAGGTACAGTACAGCGTGAACAATACAATATGGATGTACAGGGATACATCAACAGTACACCAGAGTGGACCTACTACACCACAGATAGAGGATACATCAACAGCTATGTTAGTGTAGATAACACCATTGACCTCAGCACTGATTGGATGAATGAAACAGATGCAGCCTACTTCACTGAGCTCATCAGTTCACCATATACCTACTTCAAGAGAAGCAACTACTATGAGAGCTGTGATATACCGGCAAGCAGTGAGTATATTAGTTGTAATATAGTTACCTCAACATTTGAGAAGTACAAGCAAAGGAACAAGAACTTAATCAAGCAGAGCATAACTATCAGGCTTGCTAACAATGATATAGTAAATGGTTAGGATACAATTAGCCACAGGCTATCTTGATGTTAAGGAGGGTACAGCATTCCCCTTGACATTTCAGGTAGGAGACATCAGAGATATAAGTCAAAGGAAAGGTAGCTTTTCTAAGACTATCACATTGGTGGGTAGCAAGAATAACAATGACCTACTCAACCACTACTATGATGTCAACATCCAAGCAGGCACATTTGATATCAATGCAGTGACTACCTGTTCAGTTATCCAGGATGGAATACCTGTCATGGAGGATGCAAGCCTACAGCTCACAGCTGTTAAAAAGGTACAGATAACCGGTAGCTATGAGGAGCATGTAGAGTATGAGGTATTGGTCAAGGAAAGCAAGGCAGATTTCTTCACAGCCATCAATAACCTTGAGCTAACTGATATAGACTTCAGTGACCTCAACCACACCTATGATGCATTCAATGTGGTAAACAGGTTTAGCAACACTGTGGTGGATGGCTTCAAGTATATGCTACCAGGTAGTGGTGACACATTCTATAGCACTCAGGAGTTCAAGCCTGCTATCTTTGCTAAGACTTATTTTGATCGTATCTTCCAAGGTGCAGGCTTTACATACAGTTGGCCTACATTGGTAGATGATAAGTTTGACAAGTTAGTCATCCCTTACAATGGGGATACAGATGACTTTGACTATGCAGACTATACTGTCAAGGCTAACAAGACAGCAACCACATACACAGGTACATTCTTTGCAGGTGCAGCTGAGTTTCAAAACTTACAAACAGTTACAGGATGGACTGAGCTTGAAGATCCACAGAACATCTTTACACCTGCCACAGGTATATACAATACTCCTTTCAATATCAGTAGTAACAATGCACAGCAGTATGACTATAGTGTGAGCTTGCAGTATGAGATACGCTTAGTCAACTCATCAGGTGTAACGCTATACTCAGGGATGAATGGTATCTCATCACCTGTCTTTTTTCAGCCTCAGATAGCACTCACTCAGAATGGTACTGTATGCTACACTACTAATCTATACAGCAACCCTACTCCATTGAATGGTAGCCCTGCTGTTATCTATGCAGTACAGTCACCTACATCAGTAGCCAATGGTACTACAACTATCTTAAGCCAGACAGTCACATGCAACATGGCATTGACTGCTCAGAACTTACCACAGCTGTCACAGGGTAGGGTAGCTATTAAGGTGCCAAGGATATTAACACCGATCACCAATGCATCTGCACCACTATGGAGAACAGGCTCAGCTGCAGGACCTGTGTGTGCATCCGGTGATATTAAGATACAGTTTGTCATCACCAACATTGACATCAGTATAACTCCATCCAATAACATCATTGCCATTGGTGGTACTATTGATGTGAATGATTATGTACCTAAGAAGATTAAGCAGAATGACTTTATCAAGGCTATCTTCAATATGTACAATATGTATGCTGAGATAGACAAGGCACAACCTAATCAACTTAACCTCATCCATAGAGATGACTACTATGACTCAGGTGTTGAGGTAGATTGGACCTATAAGTTAGCCAAGGACCAGGAGCAGTCACTGTCATTTCTACCTGAGCTAACCAATAAGAAAGTCATCCTAACATACAAGGCAGATACTGACAGTCCGAATGTTACCTATACCACAGCAACCAATCAGATATATGGTCAGGTGGAGGTGGTCTTTGACAATGAGTATGTAAAGGATATAAGCACTAAGGATATACTCTTCAGTCCTACCCCTATCATCAAGACTCCATTTGGAGCATACACTCCTATGATAGCAGGACAGGCACCCAAGACTAATATCCGTATCCTGTATGATAGCACAGCTGACATAGGCTTGAGCTCATGCAGTCCATACCACATCTATGACTATGGTACTACCGGTATGTCAGGAGTGACTACCTATCCCTATGTTGGCCACTTTGACAACCCACTCAATCCTACATGGGATCTGAACTACTCAGTGTGTTCATTCTATTACTACCAACCTGCAAGCCTAACAGATAACAATCTCTACAATAGGTATTGGAGGAGGACCATGGGGCAGATAAACAACGGTAAGATGTTGACTGCTTACTTTGACCTCAAGGACAATGACATCCAGGCACTGAAACTCAATGACAAGATACGCATTGACAATAGTTGGTGGAACATTAACAAGGTCATAGACTATGATGCCAATGCATACAAGCTAACACAGGTAGAGCTAATCAGTGTGGATGATGAGGTAAACTTCATGCCATTTGCTAATCCATTTGGTACACCAGGTGTAGGACTACCTAACATCAGTGCCATCCAACAGGTAGCTAACAATACTGTCATCAAGACCAAGAGCATGAATAGTAATGTGCTCAACCATGGAGGTATGGGAGGTGAAGTGCTCAAGCGTGGCAATGTGGTACCTGGAGGACTCAAAGTATTGATGGCTACAGATGGCTACTCAGTTGAGGATGATGGTATCTACACTGATAACTTGGTAGTAAGGAACAAGATTAATGGGATACCTGTAAGCCCACCATATTACAGCTATGTCGCAATTCTCAATCAGGTAGGTGTAGCAGATCCTACTGCTGATGTAAAAGAAAATAGCTTTGGAGATATACAATGGATAAGAAATGTAGCAGGAAATTATGAGGGCCTCATATTGAATTGGGATAATGGGTATATCTTAAATAGTGAGATTTTTGTCATTATTAACAATACACAGTATGATGGTATAGTAAGTGCTCAATATGTAGCTGCTAACAATAGCATATATGTAACTACTTCACAGATAGGGGTAGGTTATGTAGACAATTATTTAGTATACACATCTATAGAAATTAGATATTACAAGCCATAAGATGAATGAAGTAGAAGTACCATTAAAGATAACCGGTATTGCAGCAATGAAAGCAGAGCTCAAAGAGCTCAAGAGTGCTATTGCTAATGCTACAGATCCTTCTCAAGTAGAAGAATTAGCAAAAAAAGCAGGGCAGTTAACTGATAAGATAAATGATACCAATGCTGCCATCAAGGACATGGCAACAGGATCTAAATTTGAGTCACTTAGCAATCAATTTGCAAGTGTTAAAAGCTCAATGATGTCTCTTGATTTTGAGGAGGCCAGCGAAAAGGCTACAATGTTTGCATCAAACTTGCGTAGCTTGAATGCTGAGGATATTGGTAATCAGATTAAAGGACTAGGAAAAACACTTGGCACATTAGGTGGTGCATTTGTTAAGTTAGGTATTCAGATATTAATGAACCCTATGTTTTTATTGGCTGCTGTTATAGCTGCTATAGTAGCTGCTATACTTATCTTCCTCAATAAGATAGGAATACTACAGAAAGTACTTGACTTTTTAATGATACCTGTTAACGCATTGATTGAGGGCTTCAAGGCTTTGACTGATGCGCTTGGTTTGACGTCATTTGCTGCAGATGAGAATGCAGAACGGATGGCTAAGGCCAATGAGAAAGTGGCAGAGAGTTCCAAGAAAAGAACTGAGGCAGTATCAGCCCAATATGACCATGAGATAAATATGGCTAAGATATCCGGTAAGGATACTACTCAGCTTGAACTTGATAAGTCAAGAGCTCAAGAAAAAGAAGCTAAGAAAAGAAAAGCAGCTGCAAAGAAAGCTCTTGATGCAATGAAGCACCAGGATGATGAGGATGCAGCCAAAAGAAGAAAGGATCTTAAAAAGCAAATTGATGAAGAGAATAGGCTCATTAGAGATGGGGTATATAAGCGTAAAGAGATAAAGGCAGCAGCAGCTAAAGAGGAAGCAGCAGAAGAAAAGAAAGCAACAGATGATGCAGCCGAGAAAGCTAAGGCAGCAGCAGACAAGGCAAGAGAAAAAGCTAAGACTGATGCAGCTAATAGACTTAAGGCAGCCAGAGAGCTGAGAGACTTTGAACTATCACAGATAAAGGATGCTAATGAGAGAGAGATAGCTATAGTGAATGAGAAATACAAGAGACTTGCTGAGGATCTTAAAAAAGATGAAACTAAGAATGCAGAAGAGAAAGCTAAGTATACTGCCATGTATTTGGCTCAGCAAGAACAAGACCTAAAAGCTATCAATGATGCCAGGATAAAAGCAGAGCAGGACAATCTTAAGAAAGGCAATGAGCTCATAGCTGACCTACAGCTACAACTCATGGAGGAGGGAACAGCTAAAGAGCTAGCTATGACTAAGGCTAAGTATGACAAGCTAAGAGAACAAGCTAAAAATGATGTTACCTTAACTGAGGAGCAACGCAAACAGATCATTGACTTGTACAATAAGCAAGAGGAAGCAGAGAATAACAAGAGGGCTGAGTTAGTTACTAAGCAACAAGCTGACAGGTTAAAGAAACTACAGGATGAAACTCTTGGTGCTAAGGATCAGTTTGCTCTTAGAAGGCAGCAACTTGAGGAGCAATATGCAGAGGAGTATAAGCTGGCAAAGGGTAATGCTGCACTCATAGCTGCATTAGATGCTAAGAAAAAAGAAGATAAAGAGAAGATTGAAAAAGAGGCAGCTCAAGCAAGTATAGACAGCAAGCAGAAAGAGAGAGATGCACACATCCAATTTAGTCAGGACATGCTGAACAATGTAATGAATGTAGGATCATTGCTTATCAAGGACCAAAAGAAAGCAGAGAAGTTCAATAAGGCTGCTGCTCTTGTACAGATAGGTATTGATACAGCCAAGGCCATCTCAGCATTGGTAGCTGCATCACAGTCTAATGCTTTGAATGGGGTAACAGGTGGAGCTGCAGGTATAGCACAGTTCGCTGCAGGTGTTATTCAGATAGCTACCAACATGGCTAAGGCTAAGCAGTTACTAACATCCGGAGGTAGTGGTACTGTATCAGGAGAGTCAGCAGGTGGAGGTAGTGAGGGTGGTGGTGCCAATGTAGCTACACAGGTACCGGCATCAGCTCAGTTATTTGGATCAGCTAATCAAGGCAACCAAGTAAGTGCAGGAGGAGGTGATACAAGCAATAACATGACAGTGACTGCTATTGTCTCTGAGACTCAGATAACCAATGTACAGAATAAGATAAATAAGATTAATAAAAACGCTGAACTATAATGAACTCACTACAGGCCCTAACTAACTATATTGAGAACTTCTATAATAATCACCTCCAGGTTAAAAAGGTAGGCAGTGACTTTAAGGAGCAGCTCTTCAACTTTGCTACTAAAGATGAGAAGTATCCTATCATCTTCATAGTACCTACCGGAGTAACTCCTGCAGACAATACTCAGGACTTCACCTTTGACATCTACTGCTTTGACATCATCCAAAAAGATAGAGCTAATATCATCACAATACTGAGTGATACACAGCAGATATTGAATGACTTGTATGTATACTTCACTTATAGCAATGATCACTCCTTTGATGTGGTAGGCTTACCTGTATTCATACCAATGAACAATGACTTGCTTGACTATGCAGCAGGATATCAGATGAGCATCACGCTTACTGTTAATGATTGGACTGATTGCCAGGTGCCATTGCTATAAACAAAAAGCTACTATAAACTAATATAGGTATGGCATCAGATTGGTGGGGAGATTGGAGACCAACACTCCCAACACATACAGGCAACCTACAACCTACTGACTTAATAGAATGCACATCTATTGTGGGTGGTGTTCCTGTTAACACAGCCATCACCGGTCAACAGATAATCAATGCTGCTTCAGGTGGTAGTACTTCATGGGGTAACATTGGTGGCACATTATCTAATCAAACGGACTTGCAGACTGCATTGAATGCTAAGCAGGCTACCCTTGTTAGTGGCACCAACATCAAGACAGTTAATGGTAATTCATTGGTGGGTAGTGGCAATGTTACGATTGGTCCAAGACTATTGGGCTTTAGTGGTATATTAGGTACATCTACTGTAAGCAATCAAGTTACTATAGCTCATTCATTATTGATACCTGCCAATACATTAAGTACTAACAATATTCTGCAGTTAAGTTTTAGAATATACCGGCAATCAGGTAACACAGGGCAATTAGTAGGCAGAATATATAGTAATACTACCAATAGCTTAACAGGCGCTACGCAGATAGGGGGTGCATATTCAATGAGTGGTGGAAGTACTTTTTATTTAACTTATTGTGAAAGACACTATAGCTACAATGGCACTACTCTTACTACTTTAGCAGGTACAAGTATATCAGACTATACTCTTGGAAACTTACAAACAAGTAATTTTAACAGAATGGTCAATCAATATATATTATTTACCTGCCAATCAGTTGGAGGCATTGATATTGGTAATGTAGATTTATATAAAGTATTTTTATATGGATAAGATATTTACACATAACGAGATAGAATATACAATCATAGGCCCCATTGAGCAGGTCAGTGATACTCAACTTCATGTGGAAACTGATAAAGGTATTATCTTAGTGGATGATACTATGGATATTTTTAATGAATTAAAAGATGGCAGCAGGTGAATTTATGGTCAAGTATCCTACTCGTAGGAGAATGGCCAACATACTTAAGAGAATAATAATGAAAGAGGGCTTGTACCAAGAGGGCACCCTTGTGGATAGTGTTAGGATCAATGCTAAAGTACCTGCTCTTGGCAACCTGGAAATACAAATTGTAGCCATGTACTACTTCATATTCCTTAACAATGGTGCGTTCCTTTGGAATGGTGGAGTAATACCACCCTTTGAACTTGTTAAGCAATTCCAAGATGAGATGGATAGCCAAGGAATAACTGCCGAAATATACAGCCAATATACTGAGTGGTTAACTAAGAAATACCCATTGCTTCAGGTAGCCCGTATCTTAGAGAGTAATAGATCAATCAACTATAGCTTTGCACCAATAGATCCACCGGCAGGCTTTGTTGAGGGCTACCCATTAACGGTCTAACTCTTTCTTCATACCCAAGATATTGAACACATAGGTAAGAGACAACTCTCCTACCTTTGATGTCTTGGTCACATCACCATTGCACAGGTTATATATCATTAACTCCCATGACCACTTGGCACTCTTCTCCTCTGCCTCTATCTCTTTGATATCTTCTGCATCCAAGTTAGCTCTCTCCTCATCAGTCAGTGGCTCATCTGCTTCACCACTAAATAAATTCTCATAGGTCTTAAGGAAGTTTTCTCTGAACTTAAGGAAGTCAGTAATGATACCATATACGTCAGTGATTGGTAGGTCAAGGAAGAGCTCTGCTCTATTGTTAAGGTCATACTCATAGGGCTCCATGACTATCTCACCCCACTCATTTTCTTTGGTCCTCTTGAATAAGATAGCACATATCTTATCCAGGTTATGCAGATAGCTATCTGTTACAAAATAGTCAAGGTCAATATACTCAAATAGACATAGCTTATTGAATGGCTTGAGTGTCATTCCTAACAACTCAGTCTTATATCTCTTGGATGGCTCAGAGGCACACCATGCATGTGCCTTGACTAACTCATTGAGCTCATCAATATCCATATCCTCCAACGTATCTATAGATACATCAGCTAAGATAGATAGTACCTCAGTATTGAAGTGGTATGCTCCTTGCTCTCTATCAATCTTGCTGTACTCCAGGAACTGCTCCAGAGTCACTTGACTCCAATTCTGTGGTAGCTTGAGCTTCAACTTGCTTGTTTATTTTGTTAGTAATGAAAAGTAGGTAAGGGATACTAATATCTGCAGATAACTGCTTGAATAATTTAGCCTTGTGCTTTATGTGTGCCTCAGCATAGTGCTCAGCATTGCTCAGGTCCTCACGCTTAAACATGACAGCCAACATTTCAGATACATATCCTTTATCTTTTCTAAGTGCTATCTTCTCAATCATCTTGGTATCTCTTACTGTTAGCTTCATTTCTGCCTTGTAAGTATATCCATCTAACTCTAAGGTATCAATGGTAGGATATTCTACCTGCTTGATGTTGTTAAATTCCTTAACCATCCCAATAAAGTCAGCCACATCATAATCCCAGAACTCTCTCTCAGGGATACCAAGATACTCAAAGATCTTAAGATGCTTATCAATAGGATCAAGTTCTTGATTGTTATTGATTTCTGTAATAGTTTCAAACTGTTCAATGGTCAGCTCATCAAGAGCATTAGGGATATCCCTACCTAATATGTTTATCATGTTCTAAATTTTGAACAAATATACACTTTTTTTAATATAGGTAATGGCAAAAGATAAACTACCTGTCTATAAGATAACCATTGATCCTGAGTACGCTGAAAATGGCGAGGACTTAGGCATTGAGCAGATAGCATTTACTTCCAATCCTGCCATCAAGGTAAAAGGTATGGCATTCAGTGCTCAAGTTAAGCCTATGCAGTTTAATGATGACCTCAAGTATCGCATCACTGCACCTGTTTTGATACCCATGGAGATATACCGGATGGATGAGGACACAGAGAAAGAGTACTATGTTAAGTTCACAGCTGAAGAGATTGAAAAGATACACGCTAAATTTATGCGTGACATGCTTAATAAAGACCTATTCAACCTGGAGCATAACTCTGAGCAGACTGTTCCTGCTTATGTCTTAGATATATGGATAGTTGACACCCCTAAAGAGGACAAAGCATATAGTTCATTTGGCATAGAAGTTCCTGAGGGTACACTCATGGTGACTGCTCAGGTAACTGATAAGGAATACTACGCTGAGCTTGTAGCACAGGACCAGGTAGGCTTCAGCATAGAGGGGTATCTTGGCATGAAATTAAAAGAGCAAATAAACCCCATAAATAAAACAAAGATGAATGATCTAATGTTGCCGGATGGCGAACACATCATCAATGAAAAGATCTATGTTGTAAAAGACGGTCAAGTAGTTGAGGTAAAAGATGTGCAAAAAGAAGAAGTGGCTACTGAAGAAGTAGTCATGGAGGACACTGTAGTAGAGGAGGAAGCTCCTGCACCTACTGCAAAAGAAGAAGAGACAATGGCTGTAGATCCTGCTGTAGATGCAGAGGCTATACTTGCTATTGTTAAGCCTGCTATTGATGAGCAGGTGAATGCTTTGGTAGCTATGATAGCTGACCTTAAAAACCAATTAGAGGAAGTGATGAGCACAGAGGTAGAGGAGGAAGCTCCTGTATCTGACCAAGCTCTTAGCTCTCACGAGAGATTTAGTAAAGTACACAAATTCATAAATAACAAATAAAATGCGTAAACTTAAATTCGATCTACAAGTAGATCCTACAGCTTTATTAGCTGCTAACCCTGAGGCTTTCTATTCTAAGGCCTATTTGTCTGAGGACACTGCAGACAACTACCGAGCTCTTCCAGGAGTAAAGTACAAAACTAAATTAGCTTCTGTTACTTTTGGTAACATCTTACAACCATCATCTTGTGCTTTCACTGCACCTAATGATGATTTGGATGCTAAAGAAATTGACGTATGTGCTCTTTCTGCAATGGCTCAAATTTGTCAGTTTGACCTTGAGCAATCATTCTTAGCTCTTCAAATGAGCAAAGGATCTAATGGAGACTTCTCAGTAGCTTCTTTCATGTCTTTCTATTGGTCAGAAATGGCTAACAAAATTAATGGAGACATTGAGTTAATTAGATGGCAAGGTGATACTACTTCACTTAACCCTACTCTTGCTTTATGTGATGGTTATGAAAAAGGATTGGCTGCAGATCCTGCTGTTATCAATGGTGGATCAGGTGCTATTGCCAACTTTACAGTATTAGAAGCTGCATTATCTAATGCTTTTGCTGCAGTACCTGCTACTATTGCTACTCGTACAGCTGATTTGCGTATCTATATGCCTACTCAATTGGTTAATATCTACCGATTAGGAGTAGCTTCAGGTAACACTATGAGCTACATCACTCAAGACTTAAGCCTTACTTATTTAGGTATCAAAATTGTAGTATGTCCAGGGATGTCAAATGATACTTTTGTTATCACTTTGAAAGACAACCTTATCTATGCATTTGATGCTGAGGGTGACTCTTCTGACTTGCGTGCAGTTAACTTAGCTGATACAGTTGCTGAGCCTTACATCAGAACTCGTGCTAACATGAAAGTAGGTTTCAACTTTGTTAACCCTGCTGAAATTGTTTTCTATTCTTAATAATTAACTATGAGCCCTCTACCAAGGGGGCTCTTTAATACTTTAACACAATGGCTACATGTCAATCATTAGAGACTATCGTAAAACCATGCGATAACAACATTGGTGGTATCTATGGTGTTTGGATTAATACTCAGGATGAGATACTTTCTATCACTCCTACCGACCCATCATCAGTAACTGGTGCCAATGCCTGGCAAATTACAGGTATCACATTAGTACCGGGTGGTGATTTATTCCAAGCATTTGAGGTTCGCCGAAACACATCCAACTATACAGAGGATAGCACTATTGACCTAGTTAATGGTAGCTCTTTTGTAACTCAAACAGTTAACTTAGTATTCCACAGAAGAGATGCTGATAAGTCTCGTGCTATTAAAATCCTAGGAACAGGACAGCAATACTTAACAGCTATCATCTTAGATGCTAATGGCTTATATTGGTACTTCCCATACTTGCAGTTATCTGCTACAGGTGAGGGTTCAGGTACAGCTCGTGCAGATGGTAGTAAATATACCGTTACACTTGTTGCTGAAAACCCTTATTTAGCTTACAACATTGATATGACTACCGGTGCTCTTGCCACCATAGGAGTACAATAAGACGTTTCTTGTCCATAGCGAAGGAGGGCCTGCCGTAATGGTGGGCCTTTTTTTATGAACATTTGACAACTTCACTTTAATATAGTTGTGATATACATTGAGCAAGGTCAAACCAATCAATTTGTACTGACATTAAGTGAGCTGACAAATAATGTGAGCTTCTTCTATCTATTTGCATTCACCAATGAGATGGATACAACAAGCACAGCACAATTATTCTACTCACCTGATACATCCTCATGGCCTGAGAGATACAACTTATTCACTCTTGATGAGCCTACAGATATTACTTTAGTAAAGGGGCAGTATAAGTATGAGGTATATATCAGTAGCAATCCATTTGTATATCCTTTAAGTATTAATCAAACCACCGGTGTAGTCATTGAAGAGGGCAGAATGGTGGTTAGTGGGCCTCAGGGCACCTCAATATATGACTAAGTATGGCATGGTATGACCGTTTTTTTGGCAATAGTCCTAAGGGCCCTGAAGTAGTAGAGGGCTATCAATCATTCAGTACACCATTTCTACCTGTTGGTAGGGGCAACTTGACTTTACCCTATGTGAATGGTAGATACGTTCAAGAGTCTTGGGTAAGATTTGGTGAGGGCAATTTATATCCAGAACTGCTCAATCAAATGTACTACAGCTCACCACTACATGGTGCCATTGTAGACTTCAAGACCAATGCTGTAATTGGTGGAGGGTATAACATTGTAACTGATAAGCTAACTCCACAGGAGAAACTTGATATGTATGCCTTTGAAAAGAAGATACACATGACTCAAGTGGTTAAGGCAGTGACTAAGCAGTTAATCATCCACAATCGTATCTACTTTAAGCTACACTTTGATGAGAAAAGAAAGCTAATCAAGATAGAGAATGTAAGCCCTGAGAAAGTAAGGATATCACCTTGTAAAAAGTACTACTATTTATCAGATGATTGGAGTACCAGGATAGATACTGAGAAACTTAAACCTTATCATATTACTTGTAGCGATAGTGTACAGCTATATTGCTATGAGAATAAGTCAGTAGGTCAGGACTACTATCCACTACCTACATATACCTCAGCTCTTAACTTTGCTTTTCTTAGTGGTGAGCTATCATACTTTGCAAAAAGCAACATTCAAAATAGTGTGTTCCCATCATTCGCTATGATGTTCCCTAAGAGGCCACAGTCTGAGGAGGAAAAGCACATGATCAAAGAGACTATTGATAGGCTTAAAGGTGCAGCCAATGCCGGTAAGGCAGTTGCATTCTTTGCTAATAGCCAAGAGCAGTTACCTAAAATTGAAAGCATACCTACTAATGCCAATGATAAGATGTTCCAGGAAGCATCCGGATTGAATACTGAACAGATATGCTTTGCTCACACAATAGATCCTATCTTATTAGGTGTTAGGACTGCCGGTAGCTTAGGCAATGGTAGTGATATCAAGCAGGCCTATGTGATATTTGAAAAGAATGTAGTAATGGAGCTAAGAAGAGAGGTAGAGACCATCTTCAATCAGCTATTGACTATTGCTAAGATACCTGCTGACTTTCAAATAAATAACTTTCAGATCATTGGTGATGCTATTGTAGAGGTAGATGAGGATACAGCTAAAGTAAAAGATGCACTCAATTCTTTAAGTGATGCATTGCTTAGCAAAGTACTTGAAAAAATGACTACCAATGAGATTAGAGCTCTAGCATCTCTGCCTCCTATTGATGAACCTACTCAACCCACTGCATAATGCTATACTTCATAACTGAAAACTACCTTAAGACTAACACTCCAATCACAGCCAATGTGGATGTGACAGATGTTACACCATACATAGCTACTCAGTCAGCTCTTAGGATACAACCTATCCTTGGTACAGTATTCTACAACCACATGCTTGCTGCATATAATGCTCAGACCTTGACCAATGATGAGATTGACTTGGTGGAGTTCATTCAACCTGTCATTGCATGGAGAAGTGCAGAGGATGCTGTCTTTGGGTTGACTTATCAGTTAAAAAATAAAGGACTTCAAACACAAAACGGTGATTATTCTGCAAGCGTATCCAGAAATGAGGTAGCCTTTGGCATGGAACACTATGCACAAAAGGCATCATTCTTTGAGCAACGTCTAATCAGATGGCTATTAGCTAATAAAAACCTGTTCCCTATATTCATCAGTACCACCAACATGGATACTGATCTTAGACCAATGTTTAACCATTGCTCATGTATCACTCCTTATCAGCTCACATGCACAGGAATGTGTGGTAGCTTCCTTGAGAATGGCTACAATAATAGCATTCTAATCTTGTAATGAAATCACAGCTCACTATCTTACTAAGTACTTTACAATCTAAATGGTCCATGGCACTATCTGTGATAGCAGCTTTCTTAATGCCTATCTATGGCTTGCTCTTTTTAATTGGCTTTTCTATAGTTATTGATACTATCACAGGTATATGGAAGTCAAAAAAACAAGGAGTAAAAATATCAAGCAGAGCTCTATCTGCAATCATTAGCAAGATGCTACTCTATGAGATAACTGTTATCTTATTCTTTCTAATAGATAAGTATATTCTCAATGACATCATGCTGCAATTCTTTAGTGTGCCACTAATGCTCACTAAGATCATGGCACTCATCCTAGTATCCATTGAGGTGATGAGCATTAACGAAAACTACAAAGCAGTTAAAGGGCTTGACTTGTGGCAGGCAATGAAAAACCTTTTTGCAAGAGCTAAGGATGTAAAAAAAGAAGTGGATGGAATTAGACATAACCAAGATATTACAGGTACGCCTATCTGAAAAACAATACTTTCAAGAGGATAGCAAAAAGACACAGATCTACCTACACCATACAGCAGGTGGTGGTGATGCTGCAGCTGTATCACGTTTCTGGAATAGCAATGAGACCAGGATAGCTACTGCCTTTGTCATTGGTGAAAGAGGTACAATAGTACAGTGCTTCAGCTCACGTCATTGGGCTTGGCATCTTGGCATTGATGCTGAGGACTTCACTAAGTTAGGTGCAAAGTATCAGAACTTGAATAAGTGCTCAGTGGGTATTGAGGTATGTAATTGGGGCCCATTGAAGCTAAAGGATGGAAAGTACTACAACTATGTTAAGGGAGTGGTAGATCCTGCAATGGTAACCACATTAGAAGCACCATACAAAGGTCATGTTCATTGGTATAAGTATACAGATGCACAGATAGAAAGCACTCGGCAGTTAGTGGAGTACTTGTGCAAGACTTATGATATCCCTAAGGAATATAGAGAACAGATATGGGGGATAGATGTAGAAGCATTCAAAGGTACTCCTGGCATCTATACACATAACTCAGTTAGAAAAGATAAGAGTGATATCTACCCATGCCCTCGAATGATTAAGATGTTACAAAGTTTATGAGATACTTACTACCTATATTGATACTTATATCCTGCTCAGCTCCTAAGAGAGCTCAATGGCACTATAAGAGAGCACTTAAGAATGGCCTTGAGTTAGTACAGGATACAGATACCATCCGGATAACTACTATAGATAGCATCCCTGTCATCATCAATGATACTATCGTATGGCAGAAGTATATCACCACAA